TAAGGCCGACGAGGTCATCACTGGGACACTGAACGCGATCCACCCCGGGATGATCGTCACCATTGAGTCTACCGCTGAAGGACGCGAGGGTAGGTTCTATGACATGTGCAAGGAATCCAGGGCCCTGAAGGATCTAATGGAAGGCCGGAAGACCCGGGAAGAGTTAGGTGAGGGTGACTCTGCCCTTAAGAAATACCTCGACACTGCAGATGGTATCAAGCTATCCAAGACACAGTATAAGTTCTTCTTCTTTGGATGGTACGATAATATGCTTAATCAGATCGACCCTCAGGGTGTTCCAGTCCCATCAAGACATGCCCAGTACTTCGCTATCAAAGAAGCTGCACTCGGTATCCGTCTCACACCTGAACAAAAGGCCTGGTACGTCACCAAAGAAGCCGTACAGGGTGACTTCATGTATCGGGAGCATCCATCCGATGCCGACGAAGCATTCCAGGCATCACTCCAGGGGACCTATTATGCTGTACAGATGATGTCTGCCAGGAAGGGCGGCCGCATATCTAAGGTGCCCCATCAAGAAGGTGTCCTCGTTGACACCTGGTGGGACCTCGGATATAATGATATCAATAGCATATGGCTTACTCAGAACATCGGCAAGTGGATCCACGTTATCCATTATTATCAGAATAACGGTGAGTCCATGATGCACTATGCCGACTATCTTAGGGACCTCGCCACCGAGAAGAAGATGTCTTATGGCCGGTGGGTTGCTCCCCATGACATAGACGTCCATGAGTATACATCAGGTAAGACCCGGCGACAGATAGCCTTCGACGCCGGTATCTCATTCGAAGCTGCACCTAAGTTGGAGAAGGTAGACCAGATAGCTAACGTCAGACGCATCATTCCTGTATGCTGGTTTGACATCGAGGAATGCGAGAGAGGTCTCTCGGCCCTGGATGCTTATAGAAAGGAATGGAACGAGAAGCTTGCTGTCTACCGTGACCGGCCGCTCCATGACTGGGCCTCTAATGGTGCAGATGCATTTGCTGTGTTCAGTTCGGCACATCAGTTTATGTGGTCATACGCAGCTAATGAATCTATGCAGCTATCTCAACAGGCAGAAGAACGAGAGGCAGGGCTCAATAAAATATCTAAAGGATGGACCTAATGATAGTGTATAGGACATGCGTGCATCATGGCTATGGTAAGTTTTACAAATCATTAAAGAACTACCGTTTAAAGGATGGCAGCAAGGCGTATAAACATTCCTGTGCCAAGTGCCAGGTATCCGGTCTTCGTAGAATGCGTAATCGATTTAGGAAGGACCTCGTTGAATACATGGGTGGAAAGTGTGTTCTATGCGGATATAGCAAGCATATAGGTGCCTTGGACTGCCACCATGTCATAAGGGGTGCAAAGACCTCTAACAAATTCCTCGACAACGTCAAACACAGTAGATTTGAGGCAGCCCTGCCAAAGATACAAGATGAGCTATCTATGTGTATCCTCATTTGTTCCAATTGTCATCGTGAAATCCACGGCACTATCTAACAATGTTGATTATTAGGTTAACATTCCTCACATCGTTACTATGAATAAAGGTGAGAACGTATATTTGGTCCTCGCTATTATCATGTTCATTGTAGCTTTTGCGAGGATCATATGAATGAAGGGGGCTATATGCCGAAGCAAGGCTGGATCGAGATCGAACAGCGTGAGTGTCCTTTATGTAACCGGGAGCTTGCCCTGCCGGTCCCTGACGACTTAAGATGGACTGTTGAAGAACCCTATTGTTTCTTTACCGGTGCATTCGCTAAGCCGGTCTGCTGCAATAAGGTGTTCCTTGTATGGCGAAGCTCCGACAAGTTATGGCATTATGAGATAAAGGATCAGCATATCTGGAAATACATAACCAAAGGGGGCAGCAATGGACTCAATCAAGGTAGGACATCTGGAGACCGCAAGGATGGTACACTCAGCAAGCCAAGAGGATCCGGACCAGCCGACGGAATCACCGATCGACGGGAACCTGATCCAGGGAATGTGCATGAAGGCGGAGTCGGTGTGTCAGAGACAATCAGGCGGGACCTGTACCGTTTGGCAGACCGCAAAGATCAATCAATTCAACCGGATGGGCGGTTGTCCTTCAAATACGATTTCTGAAGAATTGAAGGAAAACGCCAAGAAGGTAACCATGACTCAGAAGCGCAGCATGAAGGCGGCGAGAGGAAAGTAAATGCCCTATATGGCAGAAGCACAGGTCATGACACCGAAGACTGCAGGTAACCCTGAGCCCAACTCGGGAGCTATACCTACAAAGGGTAACCTATTAAACGTCCAGTCTAACGATGACCTGGCCGCACAAGAGGTTGCTAAGCTTGCTGCAGCCAACGACGACTTCAGCGATCCGTTCATGCTTGAACTGTCTAACCATATCCGGAATCACTGGGAAGCAGCCAAGAATAACAAATGGTACATCGAGGACAGGTTGCTTAACTGTCTCCGTCAGCGCAAGGGTGTTTACTCCGCTGATGATCTTCGACACATCCAGCAGTTCGGTGGGTCTGAGATTTTCATGATGATAACCAACGTAAAATGTCGAGCGATAGAAAGTTGGATCAAGGATGTACTGCTTCCTGCTGGAGAGAAACCCTGGTCTATCAGTCCTACACCGGCCCCTGACTTCCCTGTTGAACTTGAAGAGGCAGTTATGCTGCAGGTCAAGGCCGAGGTCCAGGAGATAGCAGATGGGTTCGGTACGATGGACTTCCTGGATCCTGAAATGATTAGCCAGCGTGTCGAAGAGATTCGCAAAGAAATACAGGTGTCTCAGCGCCGGGAGTCAATAGGCGAGGCTGAGGACCTTGAAATACAGATGAACGATGAACTGACCGAGGGTGACTTCTATAAAGAGATCGAGATGTTCATCAAGGACTTCGCTACTTATCCCACCGCTTTTATTAAAGGACCAATCATCCGGAACAAGAAGACCCTAACATGGGAAGAAGGACCAGATGGAAAAAAGAAACCCAAGGCAGTCAGTAAGCCAAAGAGGTATTGGAAACGGGTAAGTCCTTTTGACATGTACTTCGCTCCAGGTGCCCGGTCTATTGGTGACGGTTACCTATTAGAACGTATACGACTTCGTCGATCACAGCTTCAGAGAATGAAGGGTGTCGATGGGTTTAATAATAGCGCGATCGAAGCGGTCCTGCTGCAGGATATCTCAGGGACCCTCGATAACTGGTTGTGGACTGACCAGGAACGTGCGAACCTTGAAGACCGGCCCAATGAGCTAATGGATCCGGAAGGGATTATCCAAGCATTGGAATATCATGGTTGGGCGTCCGGAAAGGACCTTATAGAATGGGGCATGGCACGGTCAAAGGTCAAGGACGAATCGAAGATGTATCCGGTCCAGTGTATCCTCGTTGACAGGTGGGTTATCATGGCCCGACTTAACTCTGACCCGCTCGAGGGTGTACCTTATTATGGGACTTCCTTCGACATGTCCAACGATTCTATTTGGGGCCTTGGGCCGCCTGAGTTGATGGAAGACTGTCAGAGGGTAGCAAATGCTGCTGCCAGGGCTGTCGTCAATAATATGGCCATTGCATCAGGTCCCCAGGTTGAAGTCAACTGGGATCGAATGAAGGCCTCTGAGGACACAGAGTCCTTATATCCCTGGAAGATCTGGAGAACCAAGTCAGATCCGATGGGTAAGAACCGCGAGGCTGTACGTTTCTTCCAGCCCAATCCTATGACCGACGTTTTGATGAGCGTGTATGAGATGTTCTTCCGGCAAGCTGGAGAGCAACTCGGCGTGCCTGCATATGAGCATGGTGGTGGTGAACAGGGCGGAGCAGGTAAGACAGCGCATGGTCTGTCTATGCTAATGTCAGCATCCTCTAAGATCATCAAGGACGCTATTGTCAACATCGACACGCACGTCATTAAACCGAGCATCAACGATACCTTTATACACATGATGCTCTTCGATGAACTTGATTATGATGGCGACATCAATATCGTTGCCCGGGCTTCAGAGTACCTGGTCATTGCAGAACAGCTACAGATCAGGCGGACAGAATTCCTCGGCATGACTAATAATCCTATCGACATGGCCATCATCGGTGTGCCTGGTCGAGCGGAGATCCTGCGAGAGACCATTAAGAACCTCAAACTTCCATCAGAAGACATCATCCCTGACCGGGACGATATGCTTGCAATGCAGGATGCTATGATGGCCGCTCAAGGACAGATGGGAACTAACGGTGCTCCGATAGATACCGGGATGGGCGGCGGCGGATCACCGACAGATGCAGGAGTTAACCCTGAACCAGAAGGATCCGGACTACCGACTGTAGCGCCGGGCCCACGAGGATAATCATGACAGACACATCAGAGCAGTGGAAGAACCTTTACAAAAGAGTCAAGAAGACCGATAGCTATGACCCTGACTCAGGGACCGACAAGCCCCTGAAGAAGAAGTCCAGTAAGAAGGCCAAAGCTATGAAGACCAATACCAATAAACGTAGTAAAAAGAAACAGTTGGATGCAGCAACCGACTGGTAAGGAATGTCATGGGAAGGAGATCAAATCAAACCTTCCCCCCAGGTAACCAGGCTCAAACGGTAGTGGATGAACGGATAAGGGATCTTACTTATGGAGATGCCTATGTCTATATTAATTCGATAGAAGTTGCAAAGAACGCAGAACTAAAAGTACAGATCAAAAGGCCAGAGGGGAAATACGAGGCAAAGTTCCTGAGTAGCTCGAAGACAGAGAAGAAGTGCTTATTCGAGGTTTACTCAGAACCAACTATCACAAATGACGGAACGTATGCAGTGGATCCGATTCCTTTTTGCAGGCGTCCACCATACAAGACCCCGAAGCTTGAGATAAGGCTTAATCCGGTTGACGCTGGAGATGGGCTGTTGGTGGTAAGGCAACGTATAGAGAAAGGATACAGTGCTCTCTCTGAGTCCTGGGAAGACCGTGCCATTATGTACGTTGGTGATCAACCAGGGAGTTCGCTACTTAAGTGGACCAACCTGGAGAAGAAGACACAGTTTATTAACATAGTGCTTTCATGGTGCGAGCACCTAACATAAAAGGGGAACTATCATGCCTTATTTTGTTTGCGATAAACCGGGCGCCTCAGAGACGGTCGAGTATTATACC